GCAGTCAGTGAGATGATTGCATCAGCTAAACTAATGAAGGAAGGCTGGCACGTCTTCAGTAACGTGGCGGGTAGCGGCCTGATTGATATCGTCGCTGTCAACCCTGACACCGGAGAGACAAAGTTCTACGATGTCAAAACTAAGTCATACCGCAAGGACGGTTCGATGATATACCGCATCCCCTCTCCCAAACAAAAGTCTATCGGTGTAGAGATATATCTGGTAGAACGTGTGGATATGGAGAAGCTATGAATATCATTACACTCGATGTAGAGACCACTGCGTCCTACAAACCGAACGGGGCATGGACACCTTCGCCCTTCTTCGATAACCGTCTCGTCAGCGTAGGCTACAAACACGTCACAGACGTTAGCGTAGATTACCTGTGCTTCTACCACACTGAGGAGAGAGAGACTCCACAGGGCTGGCCTCAGTTGGACAAGGTACTGTCTACGTGTGACCTGCTCATCGGGCACAACATCAAGTTTGACCTTATGTGGTTGCGTGAGTGTGGCTGGAACTACACGGGTAAAATCTACGACACGATGATTGGCGAGTACATCTTGGCAGGCTCACGCCGCTGGCCTTTGAGCCTCGCCGCACTAGCTGAGAAGTACGAAGTAGGTAGCAAGAAGAAAGACCTTGTGCAACCGTATCTCGATGACGGCATCACGTTTGACAAGATACCCTACGCCATTGTAGAAGAGTACGGTAAGGAAGACGTACTCGTAACCGAACGCATTGCGCTGAAACAAGCAGAAGCCTTTGGCACTACACTGGAAAGGATGTACAATGACAAGTAGCCTCGTACCTACCGTGATGATGTCCTGCGAACTGACTGATGTCCTGTGTGACATCGAGCGGGCAGGCATTAAGATAAACAGACAAACTTTGTCTCAACTCAAAGAGGACTTTGAAAATGAACAAGAGGAATTACGACTCCGACTCCGAAGCATGGCTCAAGCCGCAATGGGCGATACCCCTATCAACCTTGATAGCCCTGATGATCGTTCTATGCTGTTCTATTCCCGTAAGGTAAACAACAAGGGCGTGTGGAAGACCATCTTCAATCTGGGCACTGAACTACGTGGTGCCACCAAGAAACAGAAAATGCGCCCCCGCATGAACCAGAAAGAGTTCAAGTACGCCGTCAGTGATAATACCACCGTATTGCGCCGTACGATAGGCTCACAGTGCAGTGAGTGCGAAGGCAAGGGTCGGATACCCGTGATACGTAAAGACGGCTCAGTGGGCAAATCTGTGCGGATATGCAAGGCATGTAACGGTAAGGGTATGACCTACGTCGAGACAGGCCAGACTGCGGGGTTCAAGATTAGCCCACGTAATGTTCAGGATACTGCGGCTGGTGGGTTCAAGACTGACAAAGAAACATTGGAGCAGAGACTTGGAGAACTTTCTGGTGACGCTAGGGAATTCGTTGAAGCATACATTCGTTATTCCGCTATTCGCACATACCTTTCTAATTTTGTCGATGGCATGTTTAATAATCTTGACCGTCATGATTTTATTCATCCTGAATTTATGCAGTGTGTTACTGCTACTGGGCGACTATCTTCACGCAATCCGAACTTCCAAAATATGCCGCGAGGTTCGACGTTTGTTATTCGGAAGGTAGTTGAGTCCCGCTGGCAGGGTGGCAAGATTCTTGAGGGTGACTACAGCCAGCTGGAGTTCCGCGTGGCGGGCTTCCTATCCGGTGACCAGAACATCTATAATGATGTGGTAGCAGGTACAGACGTGCACAACTACACAGCCAGCATCATCGGGTGTAGCCGACAGGATGCCAAAGCCCACACCTTTAAGCCACTGTATGGTGGCGTGTCGGGTACCGATGCACAGAAGCGATACTACAACGCCTTTAAGGACAAGTACTCCGCTGTAGCTGACTGGCAGGACGACAACCAAAAGAAAGCTGTGGAGAAGGGATTCATTACGCTACCGTCTGGTAGGCAGTATCACTTCCCCGGAACCAAGTGGACAAAGTGGGGTACGGCCACAAACCGCACTGCCATATGCAACTACCCTGTACAGGGATTCGCAACTGGTGACCTACTACCCATCGCGTTGATACGCCTCAGTAACCTTCTCCGTGAGAATAAAATGGAGAGTGTCATTTGTAACACAGTACATGACAGTATCGTCATGGACGTGTATCCGGGGGAAGAACACAACGCAATCGTTATGATGGAAGAGGCTATGCTGTCTATTGCTGAAGAGGCTCGAAAGCGGTATGGCATTGAGTATGACATGCCAATCGACATTGAATTAAAAATGGGAAACAATTGGCTTGACACAGAGGTGGTCTCCTCTTAAACTGGTACAGTTAACTCAGCCATGAAAGGATAGAATTATGGCAAATGAACTAGCAAATTTAGACAACATCAATTTGGACTCTTTGGACGAAACTGCTCTGATGGCATTGACCGGACAGGGCAATCAGCCTGCTACCAACTCAGGTAATGGCCTGCCTCGTCTGAGCATTAACTATGAGAACGAGAACGACGAAGGTGTGTCACTGCCACGTGGTAGCTGGCGCGTCATGGTCGATGGACGTTTTGTGTACGCTGAGAAGCTGACACTGCGTCCGTTTAGCCGTATGTACACCTACAGCTTGTGGGACGGCGAAGAAGGCAAATTCGTCAGCCAGTCTGTGCAGACCGCCAGCTTGGGTGACCGCTTCCCCGATAGTTCGGGTGGCGAAAAGTGTGGCCGCTTGTCGAAAGACGAAGAAGCCAGCTTGGGTGAGAATGACCCGCGAGTACTGATGTCTCGTGAGGTTGTCTGCAACCAAGTGATCTACGGTACAATCTCCGGCACCTTCCAAGATGCCAGCGGTACGGATGTCGAACTCGACAACCTGCCAGTTGTAGCGTACTTCAAGAAGTCAGGCTTCCGTCCTGTACGTGAAGCACTTGATAACCTGACACGCCAGAAACTGCTTATGCAGAAGACGGTATTCGAGTTGGGTACCAAGCGCAACAAAATGGGCAGCGTGACTTTTTGGACACCGACCTTTGCACAAGTCGATTATCTCGACAACCTGTCGAAGGACGACATGGAACTCATCAAGAAATTCCTTGAGACAGTCAAGGGGTACAATGACTCCATTCTCACGAAGTTCCGTGAGTCGCAGAAGCTCGTAGCAGATTCAGCCGACGTTTCTCTTGAAGCGGAGCTCGAAGATGCTGACGCTGCCTAAAGTACAGGCGACGCTAGAACAAGCCGGGCGGGGGCAAGTTACGCTCCCGCCCGAAGCGTCTCAGGAGTTCATTGAGGCGGTTCAGCAAGCCATAGACAAACAATTCAATCGGGGTGAATCCAAGCCCAAGCTTCGTATGTCGGGGCTGGGTCGTCCTCTGTGTCAACAGCAAATGGACCTTGCTGGTGAGAAGGAACCTATGGACTACACCAACTTCATGCGCTTCGTATACGGGGACATGATTGAAGCTATCGCAGTACTCGCTATGCGCCTGTCGGACATAGACATCATTGAACTGCAGAAATCAGTAGAACTGGACCTGACAGATGAAATCAAAATTCAAGGCACCCTTGACCTCATTATGGACGACGGTACTGGACCGAAAGTCTGGGATATCAAATCAGCGTCTGATTTTGCTTTTAACCATAAGTTCGGCACTTTCGGCGGGTACGAGAAAATCAAAGAGGAAGACACCTTTGGTTATATTATGCAGGGCTATCTTTACGCTACTGCTGTTGGCCTGCCTTTTGGGGGCTGGATTGTGGTTAACAAGAACAACGGAGAGTGGGCAATCTGTCATGCTCCCGATGATCAAGAAGCTGACCGCAAGCAAGCCATAGATGACGCAGTGTCTCGTGCCAAGTACCTCTTGTCTGACAAACCATTCAGAAAAGAATTTCGTCCAGAACGCGAGATGCACCGTAAACAACCTACGGGCAACATGCTGTTGCATCGCACCTGTGGGTTCTGTGGTCACAAGACTAAGTGCTGGCCTAAAGCTGTGTTTGCACCGAAGGCTACATCACGGGCTCAAAGCCGTCCGGGGGCGTGGTATACGACCCTCAAGAACGAGAGTGTGGTCTGATGTCGGTTATCATATACGATACCTTCAAGCCGTCTATGATGGACTTGAATCCTAATGTGTACTACGTCTATATCGAATCAGCCACAAAACAGGGTGGTTCAGCGGATGTGGTACACCTTAGGAACACAGCTAAGGGGTTGCCGATTACTCTTGTTGAACGGTACCTACAGGAGGGCATGTCTGCTCCCCTGTCTCACAACACTGAGGCACGAGACATACGTGTCGTCGAATATGAATTCCAACTGATAAACTACGTAACAAACAACGGTGGAGTTGTATGCCTTCCAAGCCGCGCAATACACGACCAGATTATCTGTCTAGAAAAGTCTTCCCCGACGATGGCCGCGTACGCACTGAAAAGGTTCGAGCACCTGATGTCAACGAACTCGCCGCCAGCAGTGGAGTTGCCATCGTGAGTGGACGACACAGATTCCGCTCCGACTTTGAACTGTCCCTTGCCCGTAAGCTGGCACAGGGCGGACACAGCTTCGAGTACGAAGCACAAAAGATACAGTATCAACCGAAGATCAAGAACTACACTCCCGACTTTTGGTTTCCGGAATATGGCTTCTTTGTAGAGGCTAAGGGTAAGTTTGATACCGCAGACCGTGCCAAGCACCTGCTCATCAAGAAACAGAACCCTGAGATTGATATCCGGTTCGTGTTCCAACGAGCACGCAACAAGATACGTAAAGGGAGCAAAACTAGCTACGCCGACTGGTGCGAACGTCACAAGTTCGTGTGGGCAGAGGGTAGCATTCCAGAGGAGTGGTTCAATGACTGATGATGAATTACAAATGGAAGTAGAGAAGCAGAGCCTACTACCTGACCGTTACTACCTGATTCTGCGTCCCAATGAAGAGGGCTTTCAAGCAATTGTGTACGACACAACAGAAGGTCTTGAAGATGAAGAGGGCTATCCACACCCCGGTGAGGTTGCTATCGAAGGGCTGTTGGCTCTTCTCAACGTTGACCCAGAGCGTATCTTTACGGCGGGTATGGTAGCTGTAGAGACACGCAACCGATTCGGTGTCTCAAGTGAGGTAGAACTTGACGACCCTGACAATATCATTAAGGTGGACTTTGGACCGAAACAATGACGCATGAGTTTGAGAATTTTGAGTGGTATAAAGATATGTTGGATGACAACGTAAACAACCCGCCGCACTACAACCAAGCAGGTGTTGAGTGCATTGACGCAATAGAGGCCGCATTGGGTGACGGCTTTCAGTATTACCTACAGGGTAATATCATGAAGTACCTATGGCGTTACCGTTACAAAAATGGTGTGGAGGACTTGCGTAAAGCAAAGTGGTACCTCACCAAGCTGATACAAGAAATGGAGAAGAGAGATGCTAAGTAACCGACTACCTACTGTATATCAACAGTTCATTCACAAATCACGATACGCCCGCTGGCTTCCTGAGGAGAAGCGGCGCGAGACGTGGGAAGAGACCGTCAAGCGGTACTTCGACTACATGCAAGACCATTTGGGTCACTATCATAACTACGAACTAAATCCCAAGTTCCGTGAGGAACTGGAGGAGGCTGTCCTGAACTTGGACATCATGCCGTCTATGCGTGCTATGATGACTGCAGGTCCGGCTCTGGGTCGAGACAACATCGTGGGCTACAACTGCTCGTACCTGCCAGTAGACAGCCCTCGTGCCTTTGACGAGTGCATGTACATTCTGATGTGCGGCACTGGCGTGGGCTTCTCTGTTGAGGATAAACACGTCGGTGAACTACCCGTCGTCAACGAACACTTTGAGAAGTCCTCTAGCGTTGTACATGTCTCTGACAGTCGTGCAGGCTGGGCGCGTTCGCTACGTGAGATGATCTCTCTGCTGTACGCTGGACAGATTCCGTCTGTTGACATCTCTGCTGTACGTCCTGCAGGCACCCGCCTCAAGACTATGGGTGGTCGTGCGTCTGGTCCTGAGCCGCTTATCGAGTTGTTTGACTTTGTTATCGAACTGTTCAAGAAGGCTGCTGGCCGTCGTCTGACTTCTCTGGAATGTCACGACATCATGTGTAAGATTGGTGAGATTGTTGTGGTGGGTGGCGTGCGTCGCTCCGCCCTCATCAGCCTGTCTGACCTGTCAAATCGTGAGATGTCTCATGCCAAGTCAGGTAACTGGTGGGAGAACAACGCACAGCGGGCGTTGGCTAACAACTCTGTAGCCTACGATAAGAAGCCGGACATTGGCACGTTCATGAAAGAATGGCTGTCCCTGTACGACAGTAAGAGTGGTGAGCGCGGTATCTTCAACCGTGAGGCCGCTAAGATGAAGGTCGATGAGAATGGTCGTCGTGACTCTAACCACGCATTTGGGTGCAACCCGTGCAGTGAGATTATCCTACGCCCATACCAGTTCTGCAACCTGTCTGAAGTTGTCGTACGTCCAACGGACACGCTGGAAGACCTGAATCGCAAGGTACGTCTTGCTACCACGCTGGGTACGTTCCAGAGCACCATGACAAACTTCAAGTACCTGCGTAAGATTTGGAAGAAGAACACTGAGGAAGAGCGGCTGCTAGGCGTGTCTCTGACAGGAATCATGGACCACAGTGTACTGTCCAAGACTACCGACTCTGTGCGCTGGTTGCGTGAAATGAAGCAAAACGCCGTTGATCAAAACGCGTATTTGGCAGAGCAGATTGGTATTGAGAAGTCTGCTGCTATCACGTGTGTGAAGCCGTCAGGTACCGTATCACAGCTGGTGGACGCTGCTAGTGGCATCCACTCTCGTCACAACCCGTACTATGTTCGTACCGTACGTGGCGACAACAAAGACCCGCTGACGCAGTTCCTGATGGACAACGGAGTGCCCCACGAGCCGGACTTCATGAAGCCGGACAACACAACTGTGTTCAGCTTTGCTACACGTTCCCCCGACGGCGCATCATGCCGTAACGACACGACTGCTATCGAGCAGCTGGAGCTCTGGAAGCTGTACGCTGTGGAGTGGTGTGAACACAAACCATCAGTGACCATCAGTGTTAAAGAACACGAGTGGATTGAGGTTGGTGCTTGGGTGTACGAGAACTTCGACCTGTGTAGTGGTATCTCGTTCCTGCCATTCAGTGACCATAC